GTGTGGGGTCGTGTCTCTGCAGTATCTAAGGTCTCAAACCCAAACGGATCCGGAGGAGCCGTTCGAGTCCTTAACCTCAGAAGACACTTCCATCCCCCCTCTCGACGTATATACTGTCGAGTCCGAGTGGTCGGGATACGTACTTGCGTCTTCTGAAGTGCCTTGTTATAGCGCACTTTGAAGAACTTCCGCAAATACTTCTCGACTTCGGTTGGTAGCAGTTCGGGCATGTAGAATGCGGTATTGAATTTTGCATTCTTAGCATACGGAACTGGGTGGGGAACAGAACCAATCACGACCTGTCTCATATATTGAGAGACAAGGTCATAACCTCTCACATGAAAGGAGTTTGCCAACTCGATCCAATGTAAGACCACATCTGGCGACGATTCCGGCGTAGGAGGCAGGCGTTTTAGTCGAACTGGCTCAACAGGTATAGTCCTAAAGGCATCTCTGCCACAGGACTCCCGAAAGAACCTACCGACACAACACTTGTCTTTGTTCAGCTTCAAATACAGCAAGTTGAACACCTCCTCAATCCGGCCTACAGCCCCCGTGGGGACAATGAGGTCGTCGCCATAGACGTAGACTTCGTAGGGTGACCTTAAGTCACCAAGTACAAAATCGCGGTCCATGATGATTGCAACAGCAAGCGCCCAAAAGGTGAGCGCTTCAACGGGAAAGCATATAGCTGATCCCATCGGCGCGAACTTCTTTAAGCGCAGCTGCAAGCCGTCAGGGAGTTCCGTAAAATCCGACCTACAAGCCTCAAACTTCTTAACGAGGCTCTTCGGGAAGATTCTACGTACTAACCACAACGAAACACGGTCGGAAGCATCTTTGAGGTTAATAGTCGCGAGACTACCTTCCTCTGAATGCATCCGGGCAAGATTGCGGTTCACCTCCTGGTCTGTAAAATTAACCAGACCAGCGGTCATAGGATGGCTCTCAACATGGTTGTAGAGAGCCTTCTGTAGACCTTGTTGGATCCACTGTATTTCAAGTGGCTCCATAGAGATGATCCGCGGGCCTCTCGAATCCTTGGGTACAAGAGTCACCTTAGCACATGCGTGCGGGTGTTCCTCCCATTCAAGGAATTTATCGAGATTGTCACAGAGGTGGCCATAGGAGAAATGGAAATAATCAGAGTAAGGATACTCTTGATCCAACGCAGGGTAAAACCTGCGAAAATCCATCTTCTCCCAGGGGGCCTCCTTAGTTGCGACGGACCCTGGACCGTGTTTTGGAAGGATATCCAAAGGATCAAAATTAGCGAACAACCGATGTAAGAGAAGACTCGCGTTAGCGAGAACTTGCTCCGTTAACCGGTCGAATACCAATTCGTCCTCCGGAGATGGCAACTCCTTTTCTGTTTCCACGAAGGAAACTAGAGTTGCCACCTTGCTCTCTTCAGAGCAACCACCCTCCAGCTTATACGCCAGGTAACATATTTGGCGTACTGCTTGCACGGATACTGCTTGTGCGCATATGTCTGCTGATTTCTCTGGCAGCGTTGCGCCTTCGCTTCCATCGCGAACAGTCCCGTCTGTGTTGAGTATCCGTTTCCATAACGGCCCTAAGAATTTGGGCCAATTCCCCTGCTTCGACTTGTCGAAACCGGGTACTAACGGAAAAGGAACATCCTGAGAGAGCGCTTTGTCAAAGGCTTTCCCGAGGATGGGGAGTTCTTTAGTAAAGAACCCCACACCTTCACACATCGAGCGCTTGTCAATGACCTCACGGTCAGCGGCAAACGTGGAAGAGCTCACATGGAGTTTCCGAGCAATATCGTCTAGGAGAAGGGTGTACATCCATCTAAGGATGCTAACAGGCTCTTCGGGGCTACCCTCACGGGTGGGCCCTCCAGGTCTCGCAATGCGACCCTTCTTCACAACGATATTTGATGAGTTTGTCATGGTCGTGTCCTTCCGGACTCGATTACGACTCCCCACCAACCCACCTCTCAAACACGGTAGCAGGCACAAAGGCATCAGCCCCAGTACCTCCAATACCGCGAAGGAAGCCGGCGAGTTGCACGGCAAGAGCCTCGATTTGGCTGGACGTAAAGCCCAGTTGAGGAATGTCGGCAACGGTGTACATGGATGCAACTTTCGTAACATCCTCTACACCATCTACCAGGCCGTAGCATTTGAAGCGTATCATATGACGCGCTCGGGCACTTGTGCCCTTGCCTACGATCTGGTGGCTGATCTCAAGCAGTTTGGGCGCACCCGCTTCGGCAGTGTTATTTCGCCGAACGGTGTTTGTCCCATTCTGACTGATGATCGCGTAACTTTCGGAATCAGCGGGATCACTCCCGTTGTCCAAGTACGCTGTGACTGGGTCTGCTAACATGTAGACCTCCCTTCGTCGTTGGTCTCTGATTTCTCAGAGATTTTGAATCAGCAGAGCAAGGCCACTAATAGCTTGCATATTACTAGGCAAGTCTAGGTAGCCATCCTCGGCAGACTGTTTCAGCTCCAGATTCTCTGGATGCCGTGTATAGTAATGCGTAGTTAACGTATACGCAGAAGACGGGCATTCCGCAACCAGTGTCCCTATACCCTCCAAATCAATGGTAGAGTTAGTGATCGACAGTTGCTCATCTACTGACCACTCAAACGAATGGCCAAATTGGATGATGTTCACATGAACAGGAAGAAAGCGCGGATCAGCATGATCCCGCAGCCACTTGCTCACATCCACAAACCAGTCCACGACAAAGCTAAAGGGAATCGCTTCCCAGATGTCTGCGACGTCTCCTTGGAGACCCCACGCATCGCCCACACCTTTCATAAAAGCCCAGAAGGGCTCATTGATTGGTATGTGATAGCTAAACTTCATCGTGGCATGGCATTTGACAGTAGATGGCACCATACGGTGGCGAAAATCAAATCGAAGGTTACTAGCCCCCGAGTAGTGACTTTCATGCGCCACGTTGTAGACGTAGTCTACAACCTCCGTAGCCTGATCTGTCAATGGATAAGGAGTTTCGTATCGGTAGTGGTACGTAAGCTCATCGTGCGCTTTGTCCAGGAACTTTTCGACTAAGTCGTGAGTCTCCCTGAACTTGCGTATAATGATCTTGATATCACTCCAACACGGAAGCCATCCGTAGACGACTTCTAAATGAGCATTACTCAGGCCTTTAGGCCCCAAATTCTCTTTCATGAGCTGCCTGAGGGCAGCGATGGCATCTTGCAAGGTCCGACCCTTATGACTCTTCCTTGAGGAGAAAAACTTTCTCAAGGTGTCAAAAAGGCCAAGACCACGCTTCGCCATCATAGAGAACGAGGGCTTTAGATCCCAAAGAAAAAGAGGCAGGGAGAACCCTGTATCTAACTTCGGAATCATGATCCTGAGTGCCCTTCTGTCGAACCAGTGAATAAATTCGCTGGAAAGAGGCGGAATTAGAGAATTATTCCCTAAAACCTCACGACAGAAGGCGAGCGAGGGCTGCATCGTATATCGGAATTCCCTCCCGTTGGACACGCCAAGCGTGCATTGGGACATGGTATTCCAGTTCAGATGCTGAGTCTCGACCAGGCTTTGAGTAGTAAAATCAAAGTTAACGGTCGGAAACGCAAACCCTTCTTTACGGCGGACGTGGACGCATTTATTGAAGCGGGGGAACCCCACATCATACGTAATCTCTTGGAGATCCCTCTCCAGAGTCACGGCGTCACTCCTCCACACACCTTCTGGCCCAGTAGTCACATCGTAGGGATTTACGCCACCTGGCTGTAACATCCCCATCGGCGTGCAGGGCCACTGTGAGTGTGTTGAGGAGAATCGCGTTTTGTCAGCATAGCTAACAATACAGCGATCTTCAAAAGGAATGCTTTTCTTCTTATACCGCGTTGGTAAAGAAGCGAGGTATTGGAGCCGCATCATGCGGTACCACTCCCTTTCAGCACGCCTTCTCGCACGTCTCTGCCATCTCATCATTTCTCGACTCCTTTCAGAGCAACG